NGTTTTGGGCGGCCTCACGCTGAAACTGGGACATAAAATCCAGCAAGTGTGACTCTTCCCTCGCGGCTTTTTCTTTGGCTTTTTTTCTCCCACAGGAAAGCGCTTGACTCTGCCTGCGATAGCCTTCCCGATGTTCACTCCTGATTTGAAAATACCCATGTCATACCTCCTCGATAAGATAGCGAGTTCTTAGGATCCCGTGTCTCGTTATCCCGTCGATGTCTATTATGATTTCGTTTGTGTCGAGCTCGTCCAGGACCGCCCGAAAATTAGGGCTCAGATCCAGCGGGCTTTTTGTCAGGGCCTGCAGGATCCCGTCTCCCATTTCAGTTATCTCCTTTTTTCCTGGATACTGTGACCATATATGCTTCGTGGAATAGACTTCCTGTCCGGGCTCGAATTTGTCCGACCAATCCCGCGCTATCATCTCACCCATGACAACATAAGGATAAGGCGCTTGCTCCGGGATATCATCATAAACCGTATAGGTAGTCTCCGCCTCGATCCTTGCGACCTCTGCATCATGGAGAACGAGAAAGGGCGATTTCATTTAAGGATCTCCCTTATCTTTTTCCAGAACTTATCCTTCACTGCCAGCCACGCAGGGAAAAGATACGGCCTTGCTTTTAGGCCCCTTTTTGCTATGGCCTTGCAGATTGGCCATGCAGATGAGAATCCATGCCGCTTGGCCCAGCCCTCGAGCGCGTCCGGGGGAGGGAAATGCGGCTTCGTTCCATATTCGACATAGGGACCGTAAGGCGCCTCGGGTCCTATCTCAGCAATAGAGCCTCCGCTCACAAGATCGACGATTATCGAGTTTGCAAGGTTGCCGAGATCCCAGGCCTGCATGTCTCTGAGTTTCTGCCTTGCCTCTCTTTGGATATCGATTCCGGCAGCGTAGACTTCTCCTTTAAACTTCCTTGATTTCTCTTCGCTCATTTTCTGCAGAGCCCGGTCGATCTCTTTCTCGCCGATGACGTCCACTTTCATTTTCATTTTTCTTCTCTGCACAGGATCTCGAGTGTTTTATGTGCTTCCTTCAGATCGAGGATTGATTCTATTGCCAGAATTCTCTCTCCGAGTTTACCTCTCATCTTCGTCGTGATGTCCTCGCGATATCTTGTCCTTACCCTGTGCGTGACCTCTGCTTTTATCTGATGCGAGAAAAAATACTCGCGTCCCGTTAGCGGCTCCACGCTCGCCCAGACTGTGACCACGTTCTGCCACTTCACCGTGTGGCCCTTGTGGCCGTCTGGCGTTTCGATCGGCTGCTGGAACGTGATTCTGTGCCGCATCGCCCCGATGTCCGTTTTCTCTTGCCTCGTATATCTCATATCTTCAAAATCTTAAAGGGCCAGAATAGGGCCTTTATTCCCTTCGGGATCTCCTCGGCTCCCCTGTTCTCGTACAAGTGCGTGAGGAGCTGCAGAATCCCCTGTTTCAACGCTTCCGGAACGTCCGCTGCGGCGTCTCCATAGCCGGCTTTGAATTCGATTATGAACGATGCGAAGTCACGATGCTCCGGCCAGGAGCAGCCGTTCTTGAGTTTTATGCGGCCTGGCGAATTCTGGGAGGTGTCAACATCGTATATGGTATCGCTTACAACCGTCTCGGCGCCCAGGTCATCGATGACCGTAATGGCAACAACCGATTGAAGCGGAGGCCTCGGAATTTCAATCTCCACTGGTGCGGCATCCAGGTACATCTGCCAGGTCTGTGTTATGAATACCCGGCCCGTCTCACGCTCTGCCAGCTGCCGGGCCGTCGTGATCAAGGCCGAGATCAGCGTGTTGTCGTCGGATCCGTCAACCTTCAGATGGAGCTTGGCCTCATCCAGGGTTATCGGCTCCACGGAAGGCGCACTTTTCAGCTTTAATCTCAAAGTTTTCTCCTCTCCAGGATTCTAAAAAGCGTCCTGGCTATTTTTTTTCTTTCGTCTCTGGCGGCTCTACGACCTTAGTTTCCTCCGGCTCTGCGACCTTTGTTTCTTTAGGTATCTTTCCTTTTGCAATGGCCAGTTTCTGGTCGATAAAAACTTTGGCCATGTGTTCGGGCAGATCGTAGGTCTTGCCTTTCTCAAGGTCAAGAATATTGATGCCGTCTGGGGCTGCTTGCTTGTCTTTTAGCATTCTTATTTTCATAAATTTCTCCTTCGATAAAATTGGAAGAGGAGAGACACTCGCGTGTCTCCCCTTTCCATATTCGACAATTACTACTACCAATTATCAGCTATCAGGTAACAGGCGCGTGGCGCGGGATTCCTTTGACTACCGATGCACCAAAAACGCCTCCAGTTGCAGGCGATCCGGTGACTGTCTTTAGGTCAACTCGAAGATAGCGCTTTGTCCCGATGTATCCGAAAGTCTTAACCGTGTCATCTTCTGTGGCAGCGGCAAATTCAGGTTCAGTGCCGATCAGATCTGTGTCTGGAACGGCAACTCCGTCGGAAAGAGCGGAGTCGTCGCCATGTGTCAGCTCGAATGTATAGAGCGTTCCGTCCGTGATTGTACCGGAGAACACCTGGATCAGGGCCCCTTCAAAACCAGCCAGGTCGATAATCGCGTCGCCATTGGCGGCAGCGGTCAGAGCCTGAAGGTAAAGGGAGATCTCGGTTTTCAAATTGTTTTTTAGGTCTCTCATTTCGTCTCCTCTTAGGTCGCTATTTGCAGGACCTTGATGGCTTCTGCTTGTACAACTTGTCCGCCAACTCGTTTTCTTACGGTGAATTCGACAGCTCCCTGGAGCTTTTTGCTGTAGGGATCTCGCAGGATGCTTATCTGCAGCCGGTCGCTGATGGTATATCCGATCCGGAAGTTCCCGAATGCTACAGCATAGGCGTCAGACGCCACGGCCGGCATATCGGGGCATTCAAGAATCGGGCGTCCCAAGAGCGTGTTGGGCATTGCGGTCGTGAGGCTCGGCATCCAGATGTAGTGGTTTGCGGCGTCTTTGAATAGCACGACTTTCTGCATGGTTGCTCGCCTTAGGATCCATGTGGCTCCGTTGGCGTAAGGCTCTTTGAGCCCGTAGTAGGTATTCAGAATGTCCGTTACTGAGAGGTCGCCGCTGGTGTCGCCTGGGATTTTGGCTGCGAGAACTGCTGCGTTCGAGAGGAATCCTTCGGCTTTGTTGACTCCATCTCCCTTGACGAAATCCGTTCCTTCTGCTACGCCGAACTGTTCGCCGGCTTCCAGAGCAATTTCAGCTTCCAGGTTGAAATCGGAGTCCTCGAGCTCCTGATTGGATATGATCACGTCAGCATAAAGTTCGTGGTTTGGAATTTTTTCCATCCCGTATGCCAGGCCGGTTGTTTCAGCTTTGGTACCCGTTTCTCCCACATGTGCAGCTGCGAACGTGCCTGTTCTTTTTCTCACCCAGATTTCAATGTTGCTTGTCGGCCGAACTCTTGCGATCGACCGGATATTGGAAAATTCAACGAGGGTTTTGAGCAGCTCATTGGAGATCTCTGGCGAGGCGAGATATCCGCCGGCTGTGTCATCCGCAACTCTTAGGACCTTGGATTCTTCCGGGCCCACGATGCCTTTCCGGCACCACTGCATCAGCGCCTTGTGCTCGGCAGATTTCTCTTTTTCCTCTCCTGCTCTGGGAACTTCAATCGGGGGCCGATTCATTTTTGTCTCGATTTCATCGAGCCTTTCATCGGCCTTTTTCTTAAATTCCAGGAAGTCGCTTTCTGTGGTTCCGCCCTTTTTCAGCTCTTCGAACTTGGCCGCAATCGCCTGGTTGATTTCCTCGATTTTTGCTTTGGTCTCCTCTTTGATCTCGGCTGCGATAGCTGTCTTGACTTCGGTTTTGACTTCTTCGACTAAATCTTCTCTTTCTTTTTTTTCAAGTGCCATGTATTTTTCCTTATTTGGATTTCGGGATCTCAACTTTTTCAAGGTAGGAGTGCGGTTGCGGCTCCCGTACTTGCCCGACTCTCCCGATGGAGTCAGGTATGATGCCCTTCTCTTCGCCCTTCTGAGTGCCTTCGGGCGGCTCAGCGGCTTTGAGAAGCGCTGATAATGCTTGAACAGCATTATTTATAAGTTTAAGATTGGCGGCCGATATAATTTTGCCGCTTTTTTCCTCTTCCAGGAACTCGATCGTCCCTTCCAGGGATTTCGAGGCTGCCTCAAATCTGTCGTATGAAATGTTGTTATCTTTCAGCCATGCTTTGGCCTGGGCGGCGGTCCAGTTCTTGGTAGGGAATCTGATGGCCTGCGGGATCGGGTTATCGCCGGGCGCGGCTGCGCCTTTCAGCTTGCCCCATATCACGGCTGCCGTTGCCGGCACTTTCTTGCTGCCGTAAATGGTCCCGTCCGGGGTCCGCCTGAACGTCTTCGGGTCGAAGAGGTCCGGGCTCTTTATTCTGGCGCTATGCTCGTTCGGATAGGGCTTCTCTTCGTCCCACATTTTGACGTCGGTCACCAGGGCATCCGGGTGCGCCTGGAATGTGACGGGCGATATCTCGAAGAGTTTGATTTCCTTCAGGATCCTGGTGGTCCCGTCCCAGATGTCTTTTATTGTTTTGAAGCCGAATGAGAGCCCGCGGATCGCTTTCTTTTTCATGAGGGAATGCTTTTCTCTTGCGGCCTGGACATTGAGGTCGAATTCTCCTTTCACTTTCAGGCCCTTTTCGTCCACTTCCAGGTCGGCTGTGCCCAGGGGGTTCCGCGCGTCGTGGTACCAGAGCAGCGGCCGGTTCTTGCCTTCCTTAAGGGTTTTGCCAAAAGCTCCTTTCTGGATGACTTCGCCCAAGGCATCGGGTATGTCAAAGATGGCGGCGTAGCCTTCAAAGGTCCCTTCCTCAGTCACCGCTTTAATCTCAAATGGATAAGTTTTTTCTTCCATTTTTTCCTCCTATTTGATTCTCTTTGATATAAAAAAAGGCCCCTTCTTGCCTATGCGAACTACCCTTTTTTTGTCTGCAAGAAGAAGGAGCTCTGCCGGCTCCGTGACTACTTTTCCCGGGATAAAAGATTCTGGCGCAGATCTTATGCCCGAGTAAAGAGAAGTCGGCAGCGGTACGAGCTGGATGTTTCCCTTGTAGGCCGCATCCACCACAAGCGCGTGTGAGGGCAGCACAGCCAACGGAATGTTGCCGGAGTATTTGTACGCTTGGACGCC